TCCCGCCGGATGGCCCGGTGCGCACAAAGATAATGGGCACCGTTGACGAGATGAAGACCCAGCGGGCCGAGCGCAAGCGTGACTTCCTGAACTGGCAGATAACCGAGCAGATCGAGGAGTTCCGCGACGAGCAAGAGCAGATGCTCACCCAGCTACCGCTGGGCGGCTCGCAGTACCTCAAGCTGTGGTACGACGAGCAGAAGAAGCGCCCGATCATCGAGTTCCTGCCAATCGACCGAATTATCCTGCCATTTGCGGCATCGAACTTCTACACGGCGCAACGCGCTGCCGAGGTCCACGAGCTTACCGAGTGGGAGTACAACCGTCGCATCGCCAACGGCATGTACAAGGACGGCGCACGCATCACCTCGGGCCAAGAGCCCGAGCAGACCAAGGCTCAAAAGGCCAACGACAAGATTGAGGGCCGCAAGTTTCAAGATAATGACGACGGGCTGCGCAAGGTCTATCACATCTACACCTATCTGGAGCTCGAGGACGACAAGGTTGCCAATGGCGAGATGGCCCCGTACATCATGATGGTGGACGAGCAGAGCTCTGAGGTCATCGGGCTGTACCGCAATTGGGAAGACGGCGACGATACGATGACCAAGCTCGACTGGATCATCGAGTTCAAGTTCATCCCGTGGCGCGGCGCGTACGCAATCGGGCTACCTCACCTCATCGGCGGTCTTTCCGCGGCCCTGACGGGCGCTTTGAGGGCCTTGCTGGACTCTGCGCACATCAACAACGCCGCCACGATGCTCAAGCTCAAGGGGGCCAAGATATCGGGGCAGACGCAGCAGATCGAGGTCACCCAAGTGGCTGAGATCGAGGGCGCACCGGGCGTTGATGACATCCGCAAGATCGCAATGCCAATGCCGTTCAACCCGCCCTCGCCGGTGCTGTTCGAGCTGCTGGGCTGGCTGGACAATGCCGCCAAGGGCGTGGTTACAACCAGCGAAGAGAAGATAGCCGACGTCACCAGCAACTCCCCGGTGGGCACTACGCAGGCGCTGATCGAGCAGGGTGCCGCCGTGTACTCCGCAATCCACGCCCGGCTGCACCAGTCGCAGGCCCGCCTGATCAAGGTGCTGTGCCGGCTAAACCGCTGGCACTTCGACGAGATGCGCAAGGGCGACATTGTTGCAGATCTGGCAATTGAGCGTGAAGATTTCAACAAGAACACCGACGTCATTCCGGTAAGCGACCCGCACATCTTCTCCGAGACCCAGCGCATGGCGCAGATGCAGGCCGTACTGCAACGCGCCGATGCGCATGCCGACCTGTACAACGCCAAGGCCGTCGAGGAGCGCTTCCTCAAGCAGCTAAAGATACCCAACATCAGCGAGCTGCTCAAGGACGTGCCCGCGCCCGAGCAGCGTACGCTGGCGGACGAGAACGCGGCCATGTCGCTTGGGCACCCGTCGTACGCGTACATGCAGCAGGACCACATAGCGCACATACAGGGCCACCTGATGTTCGGCATGGACCCGTCTTTCGGGGCAAACCCGTTCATCGCGCCGCAGTTCCTGCCCAACGCGATTGAGCACATCAAGCAGCACATGACGCTGTGGTACCTGAACCGCATGAACGGCTACGTGGCAAACCTGCGCGATGGCAGGCCGGTGCGCGACTACGACAACCCCAAGCTGACGGCCATCATTGACAAGCTCTACGCCACCGTCGGCCAGCACGTCGCGCTCGATAGCCAGCAGGTGTTCTCGCAGATCCTGCCCCAGCTCACAAAGCTCCAGCAGATGCAGCAGCAGAACAAGCAGCAGCCAATACTGCCGCCCGATGCGCAGGTTGTCAAGGACACGTCCATGGCTGAGACCCAGCGCAAGGCGGCAAAGGATACGCAGGACGTGCAAATGGCGCAGGCCAAGTTCAAGGACGACACCCAGCGGGCGCAGGCGGATATGCAGGCCAAGGCGCAGGACGACGAGCGCAAGGGGCAATTGCAGATGCAAATGGCGCAGGACGAGATGCAAGCCAAGGCGCAGGACGACGAGCGCAAGGGGCAGTTGCAGCTACAGCTAGCAACCATGGACAATCAGACCAAGGTGCAGATAGAGAACGCGAAGCTAATGCACGAGGCTATTACTCAACCGGGGGAAACCCCATAATCCCAAGGAGCCAAAAATGGCAGCTAATGATACCGAACAGAAAAGTGAGCTCGTGCCCCAGCACAAGCGCTTGGCCATGGGCGAGAAGCTCGACGGCACCAGCCTGAAGCCGAAGGGCCAGTCGCAAGACAACAAGCCACGCAGTGGCCTGAGCCACGTCAAGTCCAAGAAGTGATATCCGAGCTAATCCACGTCATGAAGACGCGCCAAGCGGAAATCCGCTTGGCGTTAGCGGAAGGCCATGCCAGTAATTTTGAAGCGTACCAACGCTGTGTAGGTGAATATCAGGGTATCCAGTGGGTACTGGACTCCTTGAACGCAAAACTCGCTGAGAACGAATAAGGCCGCAAGGCCCCAAGCTGCGCTGAAATATGCGCTTTTTAACGCACTGAAATATGTGCTTTGTCGATAGGAGTGAGTATGTCAGAGATAACCCATATTGGCGGTACCCAAGGCGAGTCCGATCCCGCCGAACTAGCGTGGGCCTTCCCGGACGCGCAACCCGGTCAGGCACCCTTTGGTGGCCGGGTAGTCATCCAGCTACGTCGTATCAAGAAAAAGACCGCGGGCCGGATCATCTTGGTGGCGGAGACCAAGGAAAACGAAAAGTGGAACAACATGATCGGCAAGGTCGTGGCTGTTGGGCCGTTGGCCTTTAAGAACCGCGAAACGATGGCGTCATGGCCCGAAGGCAGTTGGGCGCAGGTTGGTGATTATGTTCGCGTACCCCGTTGGGGCGGCGACCGCTGGGAGCGCGATGTTCCCGGCGAGGACGATGGGGAAGATCCCATTTTGTTCATGACCATCAACGATCACGAATTGATAGCGAAGGTCACCGACGACCCGCTCTCGTTCAAAGCCTACGTCTAGGAGAAACACCATGGCCACTAAATCAGAAACCACAGAAGAAATAATGCACGTCGAAGAGGACAAGGACGGCACCGCTACAGTGGAGCTGCCCGAGGGGCTACTGCCCCATAGCAACGATGACGAGCCCGAGGAGCCTAAGCAACGGGCCACTGACGATGGTGATGAGGACCACCCGGACGACAGCGAAGCGGTACGCGCAGCGCGTCGTGCACGTCGGCGGTCCAAGAAGGACCTGATCCGCAAGACCAACGAGGAGAAGGACGTCCGCCTGCAGATGCTGCAACGCCAGAACGAGGAGCTGACGACCCGGCTTTCCCGGGTGGAGCAGAAGACCCAAGCGCAGGACGTTAGCCGGCTCGACAAGGCTATCGAGGATCAGCAGGTGCGGCTAGAGTATTTCCGCATGAAACTATCCGAGGCCACCGGGGCTGGAGACGGGGAGAATGCGGTCAAGGCGCAGGAAGGGCTCTACGACACCAAGCAGGCCATAGATCAGCTTGCCCGGATGAAGCAGCAGGCTAATCAAGCCCCGCCGCCCCCGCAAAAGGCTGTTGACCCATCAGTACAGCGTCACGCGGCGAACTGGATCGAGCGCAACGAATGGTACAAACCCGACTTGTCGGATACGGACAGCAAGATCGCCAAGCAGCTCGACGAGGAGCTTACAAAGCAGGGCTGGAACGCTGGAACCGCCGATTATTGGGAGGAACTCGACAGCCGCTTGCAAAAATATCTGCCGCACCGCTATAATGGCGCGTCGGACAAACGTGACACTAACAGATCACCGAGGAATACCGTTGGAAGTTCAGGGCGTGAGGCATCAGCCGCATACGGGGGCACAAACCGCACCTTCACTCTATCAGCCGAACAGGTTAGAGCGATGAAGGACGCGGGCATGTGGGACGACCCTGCTAAGCGAGCGAAGATGGTCAAGCGCTATGCAACAGAAACACGTAACAATACTCGGAGTAACTAGTCATGGAATCACGTTTAAAAAAATCTTTAAGTGCCGGTGGCCGCGAAACTCGTGCAAACGAGGACGCTAGCCGTGCATCCCCCGAAGATAAGTTCGCTTCTACACAGGAACGTCGCAAGATGTGGAGTGAGGAGTGGACGCAATCAGCATTGCCTAAAATGCCCAACCTAAGCGGATGGCATCTTTGCTGGCTTTCAACCACCAACAGCTACGACTCCATTGATAAGCGGATTCGCCTCGGGTACGTTCCAGTTAAATCTGAAGAGTTACCGGGCTATGAAGACTATCGCGTGAAGGCCGGCGAGCATGTTGGGCATATCTCCTGCAACGAAATGTTGCTGTTCAAGTTGCCGATGGATGTCTACCAAGAGATCATGACGCACATGCACGACGAGAAGCCTCGCGAGGAAGCGGAAAAAATCCGCGTCCAAGTCGAGCAGCTTCAAGGAGCGCGGGACAGCAACGGCAAGTCGCTGGTGGCCGTTGAGGGCGAAGGAATGGGCAATTTTGTTGACAGGCAAACCAATCATGCGCCGGTCTTTTCCGGTTAACTAAGGAGTTTTTATGAGTTCAACCTCTGCTCCGTTTGGCTTGCGTCCTGCGTTCCACCCCTCTGGTTTGGATCGCGCACAGGCGCTTGCTGGCGGTATAGCCTCGACCTACGGGTCGAATATCTTGAAGGGGCAACCCGTCAAGTACAGCAAGGGTGTCGGCACCATCGTCATCGCTACTGCAGGAGCCGCTTGGAGTGGCGCTTTTGCTGGCGTTGAGTGGACTGACACGACGGGACGTCGTCGCGTTTCTAACTACTGGCCCAGCGGTACTACGTACATTGCTGGATCGTGTATTGCGTATTTCTACAACGACAACAACATCGTTTACGAAATCCAGACTAACGCAACTATTGCTCAGACCTCTATCGGGAATGAGTACAACTTCGCTAGTGCTACCGCTGGTTCCCCAACCACTGGCCTGTCAGCCGCCATGCTTGGCGTCTCGACTGCCGTTGGTGATGGTTCGCAAGGCGACATGCGCGTCGTAGACATTGCCCCTTATCAGGACAATGAATGGGGTGACGCTTATGTCATCGTCCGCGTGGTCAACGCATACTCGCAATTCTTCGGTAACTTTACCGCGATTGCGTAACCAAGGAGCTAAATCATGGCCGCACCAATGCGCAGTACGGACTTTCGGAGTATCGTTGAGCCTATCCTCAACGAATGCTTCGATGGAGTCTATGACCAACGTGCCGACGAGTGGAGCCGAGTGTTCCGCGAAGAGGATGGCATCCCACGTAACTACCACGAAGAACCCGTCTTGTACGGTTTCGGCGCGGCACCGCAGTTGCCTGACGGCACTCCGGTTACGTACCAACAGGGTGGTGTTCTGTTCCTTCAGCGCTATGTCTACAAGGTCTATGGACTGGCTTTCGCCCTGACCAAGGTCCTAGTGGAAGATGGCGACCACATCCGTCTAGGTCAAGTGTACGCACGTCACTTGGCACAGTCGCTCGTGGAGACCAAGGAACTGCTATCGGCTAACGTCCTGAACGTAGCATTCAACTCCGCTTATACCGGGGGCGATGGCGTATCGCTGGTCAGCACTGCTCACCCAATCGTGAACGGTACTTTCAGCAATCAATTGGCTACCTCGGCTAACCTGTCGCAGACATCGCTCGAGCAGATGCTGATACAGGTTCGTCAAGCGGTGGACAACAACGGCAAGAGGATTCGTTTGGTGCCACGTCAGCTCGTCGTGGCCCCGGGCAACATCTTCCAAGCTGAGGTTCTGCTCAAGTCGGTACTGCGTACCGGCAACGCCAACAACGACATCAACCCGGTGAAATCCATCGGCTTGCTGGACGAGGGCGCTGCCGTTATCAGCCGTCTGACGAGCCCCACCGCATGGTGGGTGCAGACCGACGCTCCAGAGGGCATGAAGCTCTTGATGCGTCGTCGTCTTGAGAAGACGATGGAAGGCGACTTTGAAACCGACTCGATGCGCTACAAGGCGACAGAGCGTTACACGGTTGGCTTCACTGACCCCCGCGCAATCTACGGCACGCCCGGCGTGTAAAGCAAGCAGGGGCTGGGGTAACACCCAGCCCCTTTTCTTAATGTTTGGTCAAACTTTTCAAGGAGCAGACCATGCCTCAGTTTTCAGATGATCTTTTTCTAGGCCCAGCGCAGACGTATATGGGTACGGGCATCCGCCCGTATACCACAACTTTTACAGGTTCGATTGCTACAACTACGCTGACCGTCACCGCCCTACTGCAAGGCGCACCGATTGTTCTTGGTATGTACGTCGATGGTGCTAGCGTGACAGATGGCAGTTACATCACTGCGTTTGGCACTGGTCTTGGCGGCGTTGGCACCTACACAGTAAGCGCCTCATCCACCGCGTCCAGCACTACCATTACCGCGCATGGCAACATTGCGTTTGACGATCCGTCTCCGATGGACTTGGGTATCGGCCCACTAGGCCGCATCTACGTATGGGACGTTATTCCGCAGGCTTTGGTTGCAAACAATGTTGCTACTGCGCAAACCCCTACAACGGCTAGTTCGCTCACGCTGACTGCTGGCACTTCGGTAAAATCCGTTGTTCGCAACGATGGGGTATCGGTGTTGCAACTTGATTGCCCTCGCGCTGTTGGCGTAACAACTGGTGCTGGTGGTTCAGTCGCTTCGGCCAATTTGACAGTGTCGGGCTACGACTACTACGGTCAAGCAATGAGCGAAGTAATCGCATCTAGTGCTTCAGCTTCCACTTTGGTTAAAGGCAAGAAAGCCTTCTTCCAAATTACGGGTATCACGGTATCTGGCGGCACTACGGTAACAATCGCTGTTGGCACAACGGACATCCTTGGCATCCCAGTTCGCGTGTTGAATGTGGCTTATGTTGCAAGCGTCAAGACCAATAGCACATTGGCTCAAGACACCGGCACTTTTGCAGCCGCCGTAGCTACAACAGCTACTACCACCACTGGCGATGTTCGCGGAACGTATGTTCCCGGCACTGCGTCTGACGGTATTAACCGCACAGTGATGGGGATTTTGTTGCCCGCCATCGCTGTTGGCCCTAACGCTACTCGCGTTGGCGCTCTCGGTGTAACCCAAGCATAAGGAGAACGACATGGGCCAATTCAAGCCAATGGTGAAGATGGAGACCACCGAGCCTTCAGTTATTCTGAAGCTCAAGAAGGGTGGTCACGTCGCTTCTAAGCATGCGGATGAGCATGGCCACACCAACATGAAGGGTAGCAACTTCATGTCCGGGCGTAACGAGGAGCAAGCCGAGAAGGGTGCATCCCCAAAAAAGCCGTCGATGGCGGAGCGTCGTAACGCGATGTCTGGTGCCTTGATGTCCAAGAAGGGCGGCAAGGTAGCGCACAAGGCTCTAGGCGGCGCTATGGGCGCTCCTATGGGTGCTCCTATGGGTGCTGCCCCGATTGATCCTCGCAAGGCCGCTATGATGCGGGCGATGATGGCTCGGCGCAATGCGATGGCTGCTCCCGCCATGGCTGCTCCCGCCATGGCTGCTCCCGCCATGGCTGCTCCCGCCATGAAGAAGGGCGGCAAGGCTGGTGACGCTGCTCAGGACAAGGCCATGATCAAGAAGGCCTTCAAGCAGCACGATGCCCAAGAGCACATGGGTGCCAAGGGTACCAAGCTGAAGCTGAAGAACGGCGGAAATGCCGTTGGCGCGTACGTGAACACCAAGGTCGTTGACGGTGACAAGACTGACAAGGCCAGTGGCACCGGCAAGATCAAGATGGGCAAACCGGCAGGGTATAAAGCCGGCGGCACCATCGAAGGCAATGCAGGCAAGTTTGCGAAAACCAAGGTGGTTGATGGCGATAAGGCCGATCGGGCTAGCGGCACTGGCGGCGTCCGCATGGGCAATGCCGGTGGATTTGCTGAAGGTGGCTTGGCTAATCGCCCGGCGGACACCGCATCACCCGGCGTGACCAACACCAAGACCGGTGAGGTCAAGGAAGCCAATGCTGGTGGGTACAAGAAAGGCGGTTCAGCAAAAAAAGCCTTCGCTACGGGGGGCAGTGTTAACAACGCTGGTCACCCCGTAGCGTATCCGGCCAAGCCTGTTTCCAAGCCTGTCAGCAATGATCGCCAATCCGGCACCTTCAAGAAGGGCGGCAAGGTCCAGTACAAGGACGTTGGCGGCAAGGTGGAAGATCTGTCTGGGGGAGCGTATGATGCGTCTGTGCAAGATAGGCAGAACGACGACATGAGCATAGCCAACGCTATACGCAACGCCCCTGCCAATGCGATGAATGCCACCATGCGCTTGCTAGGCAAGAAGCCCGGCGCTGGTGCCGGGCGCGGGTTTGTAAACCCGCCGATGGCCCGTAAGGGCGGCGGGATGTGCTAGAAGGTAATGGGTAGGGGCTTCGGCCCCTGCTTTTAATTTTTGGGGAAATAAATGCGACCATTATATTTAGGCCCATACACGCCTGCTGAAGCGTCAACTACTGCGTTTAACGCACAGGGGTTTACTAGCACCGGGGCAGCTACTGCGCCAACTACTACCGCAACCACCGATAGCCTAGCGCACAAGGTAACGCTAACTTCGCCCTCACAGGCTTCTTTGGCGGGGGTTACATTTACGCTTGTTGGAACTGACCCTGACGGCCACGATATATCCGATTCTTTTATCGGGCCTGCAAGCGCCTCAACAGTTACAAGCACCAAGTTCTTTAAGACGTTGACGACGATTCAACCATCAGCAACGATGGGGGTTTTGACTCTTGCTGTTGGAATTTCAATTCTATCTATTTCGCCAACGATAGCGTTGACCAATTCTTCAGCAGCGGCTGGCATGACAGTGGCTATTACGGGCACAATTAACTACACGATGTACGAGACTTTTTCAAATGTCTTTGTGCATGATGCAAATACGGTCTCAACAACGATTACTGCTTTGGCATCTAAATCAGCTAACACATCGGGGAATGCTTCTGTTAGCGCCACTGGGGTTTTGCTGCTTGTCAACTCTGTCACTGCTCCCGCAACTTTTACTATTTGGCTAAATCAAAATAGTTCTGGTCTAGCATAGCATGGCTGATGAGATATCCACCGCGAGAGAGCTTGCTACCCATGCAGCAGATATAGATCATCTGCAAAAGGACATGGACAAGCTGATGTCGGATATGGAAGACATCAAGAAGACGCTGATAGCCATTCAGTCCACGTTGGCTGAAGCCAAGGGCGGCTGGAAGATGCTGATGTTGTTGGGCGGCGCTGGTGGATTGTTTGGTTCTTTGATAACACAGGTTGTGCATAATTTTCCGCCTTGGAGTAAGTAATGCCAAGCAAATCCGCAGCCCAACACCAATTGATGCAAGCCGTTGCGCACAACCCTGCGTTTGCCAAGAAGGTTGGCATTCCTTCAAAAGTCGGCAAAGAGTTTGCCAAGGCTGATAAGGGAAAGAAATTTAAAGAAGGCGGGCCAAGCCTAGCGGTTGGTCGCGGCGAGAAATTATCCGTAGAGAAGGGCGCAGGGCTTACGGAGAAGGGCAGGGCCAAGTACAATCGGGAGACGGGATCACACCTGAAGGCACCACAGCCCCAAGGTGGTGCCCGTAAGAATTCATTTTGTGCCCGCATGAGCGGGGTGGTCAAACATTCAACGGGGGACGCTCCACGCGCCAAGGCATCACTGCGGCGATGGAACTGCCCCGGATGGTAGGGAACAGCATGGCTAATGTTAAAAAAATGGCTAGCGGCGGCGCTTTATCGGACATAGTAGGAGCCGCTAATTCCGTGCCCTCGGGTGACGCTTCCAGCGCCCCGAGCGCAGCCCCGGCCCTGAACAGCAACGCAACCGCGGGTGCCGCCAACAACTTGAGCAACATCAGCCAGAGCGCGGATCAGGTCCAAAAAGCCATAAGCACCGCGGCTAACGCGCTCAACGGCAGCGGCACAGCATCGTCGTTTAAGAAGGGCGGCCACATCACCACCCGGCGCGTATCGAGCGTAACTAGGTCTACGAAGTCGCCTACTTGGTAAGGAAGATCAATGGCCTACTCGGGTACCGTTGGACAGACCGTAATAACGGTGCAACAGGTCATTGACCACGGCGCTCGTCGTTGTGGCAAATTGGCCGAGGAATTGACCGTTGAGCAGGTGCAGTCGGCCAAGGAGTCGTTGTTCTTCTTCCTGTCCAACATGGCCAACATGGGGATCAACTACTGGGCCATAAGCAAGATAGTCATCGGCTTGAACGCCAATCAGTACATCTATGCCCTCCCGGTAGGGGCCGTGGACGCCCTAAACGTGCTCTACAGGACCATGAATCGCCCGTCTGGTGCCTATGCCTCATCCGCGGGTGGATCGGCCATAAACGTGGCTGATGACAACATCGCCACCTACTGCCAGCAAACGTCCACCAACGGCAACATCTCGGTGAGCTACGGCTCTACGGCCAACTACATCGGCTCGGTCGGCATGATGCCCTACGTTTCCGGTGGCGGTAGCGCTACGTGGAGTTACGTGTACGAGTCGTCGAGCGATGGTTCCACGTGGAACACCCTGTACACCGCGACATCGGTCACGGTCACGGACTCGCAGTGGCTGTGGCAGGACATCGACCCGGGTGCAAGCGTGGCGTACTACCGGATACGAGCCACCGGGGGTACGACCTTGGCGATTCGCGAGCTGTACTTCGGGAACAACTCGACCGAGATCCAGATGTCGCGCTTGAACCGTGACGACTATACGAACCTGCCCAACAAGAACTTCACGGCCAACCAGCCCTTCCAGTTCTGGTTTGACCGAACCATTCCGCAGCCCACCATGTACCTGTGGCCGGTGCCATCGACCTACTTTGTCCAAGCGACCGTCTGGTACTCACGCCAGATTCAAGACGTCGGGGCGCTATCGGGGCAGCTAGAGATACCGCAGCGTTGGTACGAGGCGGTCCTGATGAACCTGTCGCACAGGATGGCTTTGGAGCTGCCCGCGGTGCCTATGGAGCGCATTAGCTACCTTGAGGGTCAGGCGGAGAAGTACTTCCAGATGGCCGAGCAGGAGGAGCGCGACAAGTCGCCCATCATGTTCAGCCCCAACATCTCGGTCTACACGAGGTAACACCGGTGCCCCGCTTCCTAGACACCCTTGGCAACTCCGACATCGCGATATTTATATGCGACCGGTGCAAGATGAAGCGTGCCCATTCCGATGCCCGAAACGACCCCAACTTCCCGGGCCTTCGGGTGTGCGGCGAGGGCTGCGCGGACCAGATAGATCCGTACAGGCTCGCTGCCCGCCAGACCGAGCGAATAACCATACGTTTCCCGCGGCCTGATGTTAATATCGACGCTAACGACAACTACTTGATATCTACCGGCTACGGTCAACTTCAGATTTCTACGCAGGGGAACACGCAGACGCCTACGCAGAACGGGAACAACGACACGATTGCCCCTAGCCCTACTTCGAACACATAATGTCCGCACAAGTAACCATCGCCCAGCTCCCATCTGCCGGTTCAATCACGGGCTCGGAGCTCGTGCCCATCGTTCAGAACGGGCAGACGGTGCAGACTACCACCGCGGCCATCGCGGCGTCGCCGGCTCAGACGCAGACCTTCATCACCGTAAATCAAGAGCCAACCCTATCAAACAGCCGGTATTTGACAGTCGGCGCGGGGATGAGCATTGCCAGCAGTCAGGCGCAAGGGGCGCTACCGGTTAATCTTGTCAACGCACCGCTGTCCTTGGTGACATCACCAGCAGGCATTCAGGTCAAGACGGACGTAAACACGCTCACCAGCCGTTCCATCGCCATATCCGGGTTGGGACTAGCCATTGCTAACGGCTCGGCCATATCGGGCGACCCCACGGTGTCCCTGACGGGCATCATGTCGAACCTTGCCGGCACCACGGGCACGGGCCTGCTGGCGGTAAACGGCGTCGTGGTGACGCCGATAACCGTTACCGGGACCGCGAGCCAGATAGACGTAACGAATGGCAACACGGCCCCGATCATAGGCATTGCAAGCAATCCGGTACTGCCGGGGACCGGCGGGCTGGTCGTGCCGGCGGGCACTACGGGGCAGCGGGGCTCTTCCACCAACGGAAACTTCCGGTATAACACCACCACGGCGACCTTTGAAGGCTATGCAAACAATGCATGGGGCGCGGTAATAACCGGCTCTGGCGTTACGTCTATAGCCACTGGGACCGGCCTCACCGGTGGTCCGATCACCTCGACGGGCACGATCAGCATTGATGTCACCGGGGTTTCGGCGGCTACCTACGGATCGTCGTCAGTCGTTCCTGTAATCGCCGTGAACGCGCAGGGGCAGATCACAAGCGCAACGAACACAACAATCAACGCTGTAACGCTGACAACGGGCACGATCTCAACAACCCCTTCAGGCTCAACCGACATAGCCAACAAAAGCTATGTAGACACTGTTGCGCAGGGGTTAGACACCAAAGCAAGTGTTGTGGCTGGCACGACGGTGAACATCACTTTGGGCGGCACCCAAACCATTGACGGCATTGCGCTGGTTTCTGGTGATCGTGTGCTGGTAAAAAACCAAACATTGCCAGCAAACAATGGACTCTACC